ATTCGCGCTGTCATTGACGGACTCAGGAGAGCAGGCATGCCTCTCTTGTTTGTCCGGGAACTCCAAGAATCCTTGGGAGTTGGCGACGAAGTGCATTACGTCCGTTACCGTCTTTCGCAGATGAGCCATGAAGGCAGGGCTTATTGCCGAAAACACTTTGGAGTGGTTGAGGGCTCGGTTGACGTGCCCAAGGTTCGAGGGTCGCTCATGGGTACCCCATGTTCGTTCTCGATCCTGAGCCTCCTCAATCATTGGATGAGTGAGAGACTGGGTCCTAGTCGAATCATCTGTGGAGATGATCTGGCAGGTCTCACTCATCCCTCCAACGTGTCTTCCTACGCACAACGCGCGTGTGCCGTAGGGAGCAAACTCCATGAGCAGAAGAGCTTTAGATCTCGTATTGGCTTCGTGTTCTGCGAAGCATACGCCCTCACCACCCGTGAGGGATCTATGGCATCTTTCCGCCCACCATCGCTCAAGGAGTTTGTTAGGTCCGGTAATGGGGTCATGAGCCAGCATTCTGTGGATCCGACGAGCTTCAACCGACTTGCACGTTGCGCGCGTACTATCTACGCGTCGCAACGGAAGGTTGCTGCTCGCCGGCACAGACCTGCAGAACTTCCAGCTTCCCTTGGAGGCCTCGGACACCCATGCAAGGGGCGCCTTCGGGTGCCTGTGTGGTGTCGGGAAGCTCTGTGGGAGCTCTATCTGTGCGAGAATGCTGCACATCAAGGCGCGCATGACCCAACGAAGTACATCAAACCTCTCTTGACTCCCGCCATACCCGTAGAGCGCGGGCTTTGGCGAAAGGCCCGTGACGACGTCGAGCGATGGGTTGGACTCCATCGCGTTGATGACGAGTACGACGACGTTGCGGGCTTTAACACCAACAGGGAAGTGTCTGCATATGTGTCCACATGCACAAACACCTCCTTCTTGGCTGTTGGTGGGAAGTTCAAGAAGGTTCGGCCACAAGAAATCAAAGTTCGGAATATGCGTTGGCCCAAGCCCATCGACGGATGTCGACGGGGGGTCTTGTCCACTCGCACAAGGATTTCGCAAGTCCTTGAGTGGGACAGGAGAGCTCGGTGTGAGCTCGTCCAACCATTCCGTGCACCATTTTCGGAGCATATTCGGGGGAGAATATCCTCCTACCGGGGCGGTGACGTCCCGGGAGATGTGGAACCCTAGCATACTGCGTAAGCTAG